GCTCGGTTGTGGTTAGCCCATTCCCCTTAGAAATGTCGCGTACTAGCAGTGTTTTTATTTTTTCTTTGTCTCCGCCTCGGCCCAGAGCAACATTCCAAGAATTGGTTTGTTCCCCTGCTCTCAATAGTCCAGCTGGAGGGTCGGTACTATTGGGATTACGCCAAAGAAGCGTGTTTATATTACGGATTAAGTATCCGCAGACTAGACCAGGTTCCGACACCTGTCTCAGGTATTCATCTCGACTGTTGGAGACGAAGTACTTGCCCGGATTCACTTCGAAATTCATCACATTATATGCAGTCGGATAGCCAGCCGCGCGGCCAGCTGAATTCGTCAGCACTTTGTCATCGTCGCCTTGGCCTATAACCTCTAAGGTTCTGCCCGGTTTCGACTCCGCACCCAGATCCCTCATCACAACATCTGCGCAGTACATCTCTGCCAGGTTGCAAACGGTATCTATGAGTGCGGTCCATCTCCATCCTGAAAGTACACCCTTGTCAATAGGTATGCGTTCTCCATCCACCTCAGCGAATCCTTTGTACTCCGTCAGCCCTTTGGTGATGGAGTCCATGACGGTCAGAAGATCGTCTCGGATTGTAGTCCCGTCTACAGTGAGTGTTAATGGCGCCCGCCTCTTGATTAACTCGGTTATACTATCGCAATATGCCCGTATCATACGCATGTTCTGTTGCCAATCAAAGTGTGATTGGTCAAGTGGAATCTTTATCGTGTCGGGATCACTAGCCTGTTTACCCATCGAAGTCCACATGTTGAACATTTGCTCAGCGTTGTAGAAGAGGGTGGTCTTAGGATGCCCCAGACCGCCGCCCCTTCCCATAGCCACTTCTAGCCATGTTGATACATAGTCCATCCTCCAGAACATCTCGAGTTCGGAGTTGACTACCGCGCGCACTTTGCCCGGTTCTGGTTTTGGTATGACAGTATTCTTTTGTGATAATTCCGTCGGATCTTTAGTTAATAGTGTTCTTTTTACCTCCTCGTATGATGTGGCTAGTCCGGTACGAGCTTTCGTCTTCTTTGATTTCCTCCACTTCCCGTTCCGGTCTTTGTATCTTACCGGATTGTTGTGGTGGTCGTAAAAACTCATACTCGACCCCGAACTCATCCAAAGCCACGGCGACCTGGCATACTCGTCTATTCCTATCGCCTTCAAATTCGCGCCCACGAAGTTCGTCCCTTCTTTCCAAAAATCGTCACATCCTACCCTGAAATTGGCTAGGAAGTATGGCTCGTCCGGTTCTCTCGTACCCGGAAGAGGCATCTCGTGGATTATGTCGCCTGTAACCCAATCGATGATGTCTTGGCGGAAAGTGGCCAACGGTGGCACAGGCAGGTAGCCTCCAAGGTTCTCCCAGTTCTGCAAGTCCTTATAGAAGCCATCAAATAACATGTCACCATGCTTCTTCGATACCTCTGAAAGTTCTTTGACCAAACCTCGGAGTCCCTTTTCGGTACTCTGCCGGAATACCCCGATGTGCTCCAAAACCTTGTACACGTCCGGTCGCCAACGATCATTGATCAGGGCGAAGGCTAGTGATAACCCCCTCCCCCATCTCGGACCGAAGTCTGTCCATCTCTTGTCCAGGTTGAAGATCTGACCTTCGAAATTCCAACTTCTAAAGCGCAAACGTTTTGCTTCATCATTATTTAACGGTACGTCGAACATTGACGTAAATTCTTCATCTTGACCCAATAACCCATCTTTAATATACTGTTTCCGTACACTATCGGTAATAAACACTACTTCTTCAACGATTCCTGCGTTCGTTTTTCCCAGTCTAACTAAGTTTGTATAGTCTCTTAAGGCAGCCGGCTCGTTCGGTAGAATATCTTCTAACGTTTCAAGCTTTACAATGGCATCCCAATCTTCTATACTCTCCGCTCCTACCCACTGCGATAGCCGCAAGGCTGACCGCAATCCTACAGGGATAGGATAGTTTTTCTGTCTTCTCGGACTTAGGAGTCCCCCGAAGAAGTTGTAGTGTCCGAGGCTCCCCCTCCACTAGAGGAGAAGAAGTCAAGGAGGGCACCATCCGACATAGCGTTCGAGTCGTAGGTGAGGTCTTGTAATGAGGTAGTTGTACTACCCATAAATATTTGGGGCGCACCAATGAGGTCTTCGCCCGATCTTGCGAGTGTCGATAACTCCGCTCCGACCTGCCCGAAGATCAGTGCCCTGACACGTGCACGGGCACGCGTGTTTCTATTGAAACCCAGGGCTACAGTTACGGGCCGTAATGCTGCCATCAGCTCCGAGGGAGTGTAAGTACCTACACGCCTGGAAAGAGCCCGGAAGCCCGCCCGCCTGTCCCGCATCGACGTGTACTCAAG